CACGGTCTGTGCCGTACATTGAACGCATTGCAAAGATAAGTCCTGTTGGACCTGTCATTGGTTGAACGCCGCAGATGTCATAAGCGATCAGGTTAGGCAATGAACGGCGAACCAGACTGATCAGGATTGGGTCAAAACCGGCGACTGGACCTGTTGCAGTTGCGTTAGCACCAAAACCACCGGTACCAGCTGAGTTTGCTGGTGATGATTCGGCCATAAATCCACCTTCTTTCAACATTGCTTGTTGTTGATTTTCCAAAACCAAAGCTGTAATAGCTTTACGGTATGGATCTTTAATTGCTGGCAAGTCTGCATGTTCCAAGACTGGTTGCCATTTTGATTGAAGTTCTTCTGAAAGATACATTAAATTCTCCTTGATTAGAATTTTTTAGGTTAAACTTTTGTTTTTGATAAAGCATTCATGACGGACTGAACATATGGATCAGCTGCTACAGTTTTTTCTGAAGCTCCGTCTTCTACTTTTTCTTGAAGTTGACTTACATTAGCCTTCTTGATGCCTGACGGAAAATAGTTTTCTCGAATTGTTTCAAGTTTGTCTTTGTATTCTTCCTCTGTGGAATAATCCACACTCTCTGCGAGTGACTTGATCTTCTCTACTTGCGTGGCAGTAAGGCCTTCGGTAACTTCATGAGCAATTTCTACTTTACGTGATTCGACCAGAGACTTTCTGAGATCGATACCGTATTCGATTTCTTCGTTGAGTTTTGACTCAAGTTCTTCAACTTTAGATGCCAACTCTTCAACCAGATCGACTTTTTCTGCTGGAACATCAATATAGTGTTCTGCAAACAGGTTACGTAAACCTGAAATGAAATCTTCTGTTAGTTCTGAACGCAAACCGGATTCGATAGCGATTTCGTTATCGGCGATCCATTGTTCAACAACATATGAAAGATAGTCATTAACTTTTTCTGTCAAGTCTTCTTTAACTGACTCAACGGCTTCGTCTAACATAGAAGCATATTGTGTTTCTAATTCTTCCTGAACCATTCTAATCTTGTCGTAAACTCGAGCTTCAAAAATTGTAGAAACTTTTGATTTGAATTCTTCCGAGATTGTGGAATCATCAGCAAAAATAGCATTAATATCTTCTGATAAGTCCATCTTATCTTCCGACTCAACTTCTTCTTTATTCATTTTCAACTGAGTATCAGCTGAAGCAGCAGACGGTTTTGTTGTTGGTGCTGTTGCTGATTTTGCAGCTTTAGTAGCATCAATTTTTTCCGAGTCGTCGAGAGGTTTTGCGTCTGTATTATTAGGACCGCCAAGGTCTACGACCTCACCTTCCAATTTCTTTGTTGGCTCTGCTGGTGCTTTAGACTTACTTTGAGTAAGAATGTCGGCAGCAGCTTCGAAAAGTTTGTTTGTTGCCATTAGGAATCTCCTTTATGATATCTTATTTATAAAATTAAAGTTTTGAAATGAAATTTTCGAATAGTTTTAGAGCAACTTCTTCGACTTGCTTTCCGCTTGCTCTCTTAATTTGTTTCTTAGCATTATCTATGTCGACCTCTACGTATCGACCTTCTACAAACAACCATTCTTTATTTTCCATAATTCCATTAACGTAAGCGCCTGGTGCAGAAGGATCTGCCACAATATCAGCTGCTGTTGCTAATCTGAAATCATCTTGCACTAGATTGATACCATTCTTAGACTGAGCGAGTGTGCCCATTCCTCTAGAAGATACACCTAACCTTACACCGGAATCAATAAAGTTTTTAACAATATTTCCATACGGTGTTTCTAGTATTTTTGCTTTACCAATATAACACTGACCATCATCTCTCAATTCAGTGATGATGTGAGAGACACGTTCGAGGTTAATTGTTGGTGTGTCTGGATGTCCCAGTTCACCAAGAGCTCTATTAGTTTTGATGTATTCTTCATTATAACGACTGACTTCTCGTTCCATAATGTCTTTTGAATACATTCTGTTATTTCTATTTGGACGGTTGTAAACCAAAAATGGTCCCTCAATGAAGAGTGACTTCTTACCATTTTCTGTGGCTTCGGTTAAATACCGAACGTCTTCGGTCATTTCTGTTATGAGTTTCATAATAGGTTCAAATCTGTAGTGTAGGTTGCAGTTTTAGATACTTCTAGAAAACATGTTCCACCAGTAGCAATAGTAACAACAATATTACCTGTTGCACCGTTAGCTAACGAGTGTCCATAATCATCTAAACGAATTTCACCTGATCCATAGAGTGTTGCAACCGTATTAGGTGTCGCACCTCTACCAATCGTTACTGTACCACCTGTCGACCATGCAATTCTTTTAATAGAAGCACTATCGACATTCTCTAGTGAGGTATTTGCCGATAATTGTGTCAAAGGTATAGTATATGTAGCAGCACCTTCACATCTAATGATTGAGCTGCCTCTTCTTGAGTTGCTAACTTCGTATGCCATTTATCGTATCCCCATAGATTGTCGGCGGCGCATAGACATTTTTCTCTTTAAAAGAGTTCTCTGTAATCTTGCACGACCTTTTGCTTTCCAATATCTTTTTAACTTTCTTGTTTTGTTAATTCTTTGTGTTGCTGTAATTCTTTTAAGTTGGTTGCCTTGTACACGGTAACCTTTTACAGCAGACTTTACTCTATTTCTTTGAACAACGATCTTACCTTTTTTGTTTCTGCGAATTCTTCTACGTATTCTTTTGATACGTCCCATCTTTACGATGTTGGTTGATTTTCTTACCGCTTCGGTCAACTCTTCTTCAGATTCAACATAAGTTCTTTCTGCGACATATTTTTTAACTTCTTCCAATCTACTTTGTAGAATTATATCTAACTTCTCTCTGATGATATCTTTGGCTTCAGAGAGTTTATTTTCTATAATTAAATCTATGATTTTCATTTGTGTTGCTTAAATGCAAAATCGGAAGCTTTAGCAAAATGTTCAGGTGATTTTTGAATCATTGTTGCAAACTTTTTTTTGTTTTCATCATTTAAAGCACCGTGAATATTTACGATAGCCGAAGCCGTAAAGTGATCAATTTTTCTTGTATGTCCGGAGTCAAACTTAACCGAAGATGCCTGTTTACCTTGTACGATTTTCTTCAGAGAATCGAGAACCATTTCTTCCAATGGTTCAACTTCTTCTGATTGTATGATGCCAGTAATTTTGCCACTATCTTCTTCAAAGGGTACACTAAAGTATCTTTTTAACTTGTCGCTCCAGTAAAGAGCAACCATTGTGTTGTTTGGATACTGTCGAATTGCTTTTCTTTTCAGAACTAAAGCAAAAGGAGGAAGACCTTTGGTTATTTCTTCATTGATATCTCTTTTGTCTTCTTGATCCATTTCAAGATCATCACCGACTTTAAATCTGTGAGCTTTAACTTTTCGTCCTGAAGGTGATAGTTTGTAATCTGAAGTGTCTTTGATGCCTTCATCAAGTTCAACTTCTTCTCTTACCGCTCTTCTAGTTTGTTGAAAAATTTGTTTATTATTAGAAATCAAATCTATCATTTTGTTAAAAAGATTTTGCATGATCATACGGTCAGCATTATTAAATACTGGACGTTCTTCACCCATCTTATCCAGAATTTGATGCAGACGAGTGATCTGTGCTTTATTTGCCAGACCTGCTCGTACCAATGCATCAAATTTAGAGAAATCTTTCTTCTCTTCTTCAGTCAATTTAGATTTAAATTCGTCTAATGATTTCATCTTACTATTCTTGTGAGTCCGTTTGTTCGTCTGATGAGAAAAGTGATGATGCCATCTCTCTCTTTTTTGATTCCAAAGAATCAAAAGCTCTTGAAGAAATTAAATCCTCAAGTGTGGATTTTGCATCAATGTTATTTCCCTGTGCTACCAAATCAATAAAATTTCTTACTTGTTCCATAATTTACACCTCTATTTTTTATTTAGTACGTTTGAATATCGATCTACCGCATTATCCAATTCAGGAGTCTGTGACTCGTTTGATATGTTATCTACGGTATTATCTTCTGGTTGATACTGTTCCGGATCAACTTGTTCTTGCGGTTGATTAGGATCCACTCTTTCTGGTTCAGATTCAATTTGTTTATCAAGTGCTTCGATTTCTTCATCAGTAAATCTAAGAATATTTTTCTTAACCCATTCAGCTGAAAAATATCTACCGACATATGGATCGACCATGTTAAGAGTACTTAATCTTTCTCTCAATAATTCAGCTTCACGCATTTCGGTAAAGTTGTTATCTTTCTTGAAATCGTATGTGATGTATTCTTTAAATTCTTCCCATTCTTCAACGGTACAAATACCCTTCAATGATAATTGTATCTTTAGAGCATCATCAAAAATTTGTGAGAATTTGTTTCTAAGTTTCTCAATAAATTTATTGAACTTGAGTTCATCTCTTGTAACTTCAGTTGAACGACCAATTCCAACCATTCCACCACCTTGTGGTTCGAGTCTGGAGTATGGAACACTCATAGACTGTAATAGTTTCTTCTGGAAGTATAAAACG